ATAGATAGTTTTCTAATCTTACCATTATCAGGATCATTTTTGTTTTTTCTTTGATAGGGTTTATCCCAACTATCACAATGCCAATCGTAGTATTGGTTTAGTTTATATTTTGTAAACTGACAAGATTCAGATCTGTCCCATTCAAAATTCCAATTAGCCATTTCATTTGCTTTATGAACATATGGATGTAATTCTTTATATATCCAAGTATCATTTAACCATACTAAATCAGAGTTTCGTTTTCTTTTTAAATCTAATACTTCCTCTTTTTTTAATTTTTTATCACCATAGCCACCTGTTCTAGCCATAACTTCTTTTTGTGATTTAGCATATTCTATAACATCATCACAAAATTTAGGTGTCAATACACCACTAAAATACCAATAGTAATTAGATATATTCATAAGTTATTGTTTGCACAAAGTTTAATGAATCTTTTTGTGTGTTAGTTAAGTAATACATATTAGTTGATGGAAACATAATAAACATATTATTTTTAAGTGGTATATCCCAAGATCTACCTTTACGTCTATTATCTTCATAGTGTATTCTAACCATACAGTCTTTGACTTTTACACCATATAACAATGTATAATCTGGTGAATTACGTAGATCTACGGGATCTATATTTAATAATGGAATTGTAGTCTCGCTAGGTTTATAGATGTTACCCCACGTTTCTTTGTTAACTAAAGTAAACCCATAGTCTAAATTTATATGATCTCTCATATAAGTATTTAACATATCGAATGTTCGTGAAAATGGAAAATCTTTGTTTTGAATTACTGATTGTAAAATGTCGCCTGATAATTTATCTCGGTCAATGTCCCAATCTTTAGGCATTGTCACATCACCATAATATAATGCTTGCTCTGTTAATACTTTCTTCTGCATACCACCACCATTTTTAATTTATGCTTTGCTATCTGTCAAGTCCCAAGTCTGTCCAGCTTCATTCCAGACATAAGACCATCTGTGAGTATCAGCTGTATTTTGTGATTCTTGTTCTGCAGTTAATGCTGGAGCATCACCGATCGGTGATTTCCAAGAAGCTGATTCGTTGTGTTTTACCCAAGATGCATAAGGTGACTTTGGCCAAAAGATTTGATTATCTTCATCCCATTCCATACCTATACCTGCGTAGTTACCTCTAAATGCTTTTGAGTTATCACCAGAGTTATGTGTATTACCTGATGTGTTGTATGAAGTTTGAATCCACATTTGTGCAGGCCAATTATTATGTGTCTCTAAATATTGTTGACCTACTGATTCATCTTCAACACCATCAGCATTTAACATATCACCATTATTCAAAGTTAATACTTGAATAACTTTTCCGTTTGATCCTAATTTTGCAAAATGTGCCATAATGTTTCTCCTTATATATTAATTTTAATTATCATTCAACTACTGAAATTTATATCTAATAATAACAATTCCAGATCCACCTGCACCACCATTAGCAGGAGTTGGATAAGTGTGTGGACCACCACCACCACCACTACCAGTATTGACTGTTCCTGCTGTACCTGCTCCACCTGATGTACTTGGGGGACCTGCTCCTCCACCACCTGTGCCACCATTTGGTGCTGTACCTGTATTTGCTCCACCACCACCACCAGCTCTAGCTACAGGTGATGCTGTTATACAAGATGTTAAACCATTTCCTCCACCACCTCTTATTGGACTACTTGGATCTCCAGGAGCACCTGCTACACCAGCACCTCCACCTCCTCCACCTTGTTTTGGTGCAATTCCAGATCCACCATCATTACCTTGAGGTGGAGATACTGGAGGTGTATTACCAGTACCAAAAGCAACTGGACTAGGCGATCCTCTACCACCACCACCTGAACCACCATTTCCTTTAGCGGCACAAGTCATACCAGCACCATTACCGCCGCCTCCTCCAGTAGATGTTATTGTTGAAAAAATTGAATTTGAACCTTTTGATGCCGGCGCACAATTTCCTGGAAAACCTGATGTTCCTCCACCACCTACTGTAATTGGAAAACCCGTTGCTGTAACTGATAAAGCTGAAGCACCTAAAGGTGCTGGTCCAGCCGTATAACAACCAGATGCTGTTCCGTTTGAAAATCTATATCCACCAGCTCCACCACCGCCTCCAACTGTAGCTCCATCTCCTCCGTGACCACCACCAGCTCCACCACCCGCTATTACTAAATAATCTACTGTATTAGATCCTGCTGCATTTCCTGCACAAGACACTGTAAAAGTACCTGGACCTGTAAAAGTATGAATTTTAAAATTTCCACAAGTATTAATTGTTCCACCTGTAGCTGTAACAAATGTTGCTGTTGGTGCTTCATCCTGTAAACCTGAATCTGTTACTAACCAACCTTGAACGGCATCTATAAATACTAATGTAACTGCAATACCTTCTGTCGTTAAACTTCCATTAACTGTTGAGCCACCAATTTTATCTGAACCGTTTTGAACTAATGTAACTTTATTTGTATCAAAAGTTCCTGCATAATCTTTTATTGCAACAACAGCTCCTGCTGTTCCTGCTGGTAATGTAACATCAACTTCTCCTGAAGTTGTATTTACAAAATAACCTTCACCAGCAACTGCTGTAAAGTCGCCTGTCTTAACTGTTGTTACCCAAGACGCTGAACCTGTTGCACCAAAGTTTGTTGCCGTACCTTGGTTATTAATTGTTGCACCACTAGGAATTGTGAACGTATCGCCACTATCTCCTAACTGGACTGTACCACACGCTGTTCTTGGACTAATTTTATTTACTTTTATTTCACTCATAATTTACCTAATTTTGAAACTTATATTTTATAATAACAATTCCACTTCCTCCAGCAGCTGAACTTCCTCCACCTGTTGGTGAACCTCCACCACCACCTCCAGTATTTGAACCACCTGCACTTGCACACACAGCGCCACCTCCTGAACCATTACCTCCACCTCCTGGAGCATTTGGTGTAGGTGAAGCTGTTCCTGGACCATCATCATTACCACCACCGCCTCCACCACCTGCATAAAATCCTGCTGGTGATCCTCCTAAAGGAGCTGGAAAACTTGGAGAATTATCTGTACCATTACCACCATGACCACCTGGAGTTCCTGGTGTTCCAGGACTTGGAGCTGTAGCACCAGCTGATGTATGACCACCACCACCTGCACCTGCATTATAATTTGGTACTGGACCGTGTGATCCACCTGGATTTCCTTGTGGTGGACTTACTGGAGGAGTATTACCATTTCCACCTGTTCCTGCGTCACCTCCATTTCCTCCAGCGCCACCTCCTGAACCACCATCACCACCAGTTCTAGGAGTTTGTGCTCCTCGACCACCTCCTGCTGATGAAATTAAAATACCAGATGAAGTGCCTCCTTGTGTTGAAGTAGTGCCTGGTGGTCCACCTGTACCACCAGCACCTATTACGATTGGAAAAGCTGTTGCTGTGACTGGTTGACAAGCCAAATTTCTTAAACCACCTGCACCACCGCCTCCTCCACCATTAGATTGACCACCACCACCGCCAGCAACCACTAAACCTTGAACAGTATTTGAACCTTTTGCATTACCAGCACAAGTAACTGTAAAAGTTCCTGGTCCTGTAAATTTGTGATATTTAAAATCTCCTATTGTTGATATTGTACCACCTGTTGCTGTAATATAAGCAGCGACTGTTCCTGTTTCTGTATCTTCTGCATTTTGAACATTTATCCAACCTTCTGTACCATCAACATAAACTAAAGTTAAAGCTTGACCGTTTACACCTAATACTAATGTATCAGCTACTCCTCCAATTTTTTCAGACCCGTTAGGTGTTATTGTAAAATTATTACTTGTAAAAGTCCTTGTATAATCTGAAAATGCAACTATTGCTCCAGCACTACCTGCTGGTAAATTTGCGGTCACAGCTCCACCTGAAGTATTTACAAAATAACCCTCTCCACTTGTTGCTGTAAACGTAGAAGTTTTGATACTGCCTGTTTGCCAGTCTACTGATCCCTCTCTACCAAAACCTGTCTGACTTGCACCTGATGCTAAAGCAATACTATCGCCACTTGCACCTAGTGTAATTGTCGTACCACATTTATTGATGATGTTTGAATCATCTGAAACTTTATTTATATTATCTACTTTAATTTTACTTGTCA